TGCCGGTATGTATTTTATTAACGCAAAAGGCAAACGCAAACCGGGCATTATTGACCTGGCAGGTAATGAGATTATAGAACGGGACGAATTTTATAGCGGCGTTTATGCGAAGTGCAGTATTAATTTTTACCCGTACAATGTAGACGGCGGCGTAGGCGTAGCGGTAGGGCTTAACAACCTTTTGAAGACTAAGGACGGCGAAAACTTAGGCGGCGGATCCACGGCGGCGGAAGACTTTAAAGACGATATAGATAACGACGATATTTAACTATTTCGGCGGGCAATCATAGGGCGCCTTTGCCGAATGGGCGCCCTTTTTAATTACCTTTTAAAAATATTACTATGCAACTAGAAAACGGTTTAGCGGAAATGCTGGATATGGAAATAGACAGTCAGGTAACGATAGATAGCCCGGCGCCAAACGGCGTTTCCTGGGTAATTACAAGGGTACCAGGGGGCTGGATTTATACGTTTAAGCATATTACAAATATCGGTTTGCATAGTGTTTTTGTACCTACCCCGCAATACCGCTAAAATGCAAACCCTATCTATTGACATAGAAACCTACAGCGAAACCAGCTTAAAAGACGCCGGGACGTACCGTTATGCGGAAGATCCGGCGTTTACTATTTTACTATTCGCCTGCAGTATTGACGGCGGGCCTGTAGTCGTTTACGACCTGACAATAGAAAACCTACCGGACGAAATTGTAAAAGCCATTACAGACCCGGCAGTAAAGAAAACGGCCTACAATGCCAGCTTTGAACGTATTTGTATTTCCGCCTATCTTAAAACGTACCTGCCCCCGGAACAGTGGTTTTGTACTATGGTACACGGCGCCTATGCCGGTTTACCGTTTGGCCTGGACCTGGTAGCGAAAGTTTTAAACCTGCCTATAGGTAAATTAGCGGAAGGCAAGGCGCTAATAAAATACTTTTGTACGCCCTGCAAGCCTACCAAAGTTAACGGCGGACGCACGCGGAATATGCCCTGGCATAACCCCGAAAAGTGGCAGCGGTTTATTGAGTATAACGCGCAGGACGTTACGCTGGAAATGCTGGTATATGATAAGATAAAGTTTGTAGAAATAACCGACACAGAACGGGGGTACTGGGCGCTGGACCAGCGGATAAACGACCGGGGGGTATTGCTGGATACAAAGTTAATTAGCCGGGCTATTTTGATGGATGACTATAACGCTATAGACTTAATGGAAGAGGCCCGGAAACTTACCGGGCTAGAAAACCCGAACAGCGCCGCGCAGCTGAAACAGTTTTTAGGCGTTACCAGCCTAACTAAAGCAAACGTAAAAGAATTAGCGGACACCGCTATAGGGGTAGATAAACGCGTTTTACAGATCCGGCAGGAACTAGCGAAAACAAGTAACAAAAAATGGGCGGCAATGCTGGACTGCATAAGCGCAGACGGCAGGGCACGCGGTTTAATACAATTCTACGGCGCAGGACGGACCGGCAGGAACGCCGGCCGGCGGATACAACCGCAAAACCTGCCCGGCATACAGCTAAACGATAAGGACCTGGACACCGCCCGTAATATGGTTTTAGCAGGCGACACGGACGGACTGGATTTACTTTACGGTAACCTACCCGACACGTTAAGCCAGCTTATTAGAACGGCGTTTATCGCTGAACCGGGGAAACTGCTTTACGTTTCCGACTTGTCCAGCATAGAGGCCCGTATTACTGCCTGGTTAGCGGGCGAAAATTGGCGACTTGAGATATTTAAAACCCACGGCAAGATTTACGAAGCGTCCGCCGCCGCTATGCTACGCAAACCGATTGACCAGGTAACTAAACCCGAACGGCAGCGGGGCAAGATCGCAGAATTGGCGTTAGGGTACCAGGGCGGCGTAAATGCGCTTATAACAATGGGCGCCCTGAACATGGGTTTAACTGAAGATGAATTACCGGACCTTGTTTATAGTTGGCGGGGCGCTAATAAAAAGATAGTAGCGTACTGGAAGATTATAAACGACGCAGCAATAGACGCGGTACGCGATAACGCGAAAATTACGACGCAGAAAAACGTAGTTTTCCAGGTTATCAAAAACGTTTTATTTATTACCTTACCGTCCGGCAGAAAATTAGCCTACCTGCGCCCCAAAATTGAGCAGGGCCAATACGGCGAAGTAGTGACCTATGAAGGCGTAATACAGTTAACTAAACAGTGGGGCCGGATCCAAAGCTACGGCGGCAAATGGGTAGAAAACATTGTGCAGGCTATAGCCCGTGACGTACTGATGGAAGGCATGTTAAAAGTTGACGCCGCCGGGTACCCTATCCTTTTAAACGTACATGATGAATTAATAGCCGAAAGCGGGCCATACCCGGATCCGGCAAGTCATTTGGATTTTATTGTTTCTTTAATGGCCGCCCCTATCAAATGGGCGCCCGGTTTACCGTTAGGGGCGGACGGGTTTGTAAGTAAATATTATAAAAAATAATGGAAAAGAACACTATTTATTTAGGCGACTGTTTAGAACTGATGAAAGGCATAAAGGACAAAAGCGTAGACCTTATTTTTACTTCCCCGCCGTATGCGGATAGGCGTAAAAACACCTACGGGGGGTTAGAAGAAAGTTTATACAATGTTTGGTTTATAGGTATAGCGAAACAGATAAAAAGGGTATTAAAACCGGAAGGAAGTTTTTTCTTAAACATAAAACCGCATACCGAAAAAGGCGAAAGGGTTTTATATGTATTTGATTTGATACTATTGCTTGTTAGAGAAGTTGGATTTAAATATATAGATGAATTTTGTTGGACTAAAAACGCCTTTCCAGGTAAGCACAAAGGAAGATTTAAAAACGCATTTGAGCCCGTTTACCATTTTTCTACGTCCGCCCCCGAAAATTTAATTTTTAACCCGGAAGCTTGCGGCAGCCCTGTAAAACCAGAAAGTACTGCCCGCGCATTTAGGAAACAATGCGGCGCCCCCGGTAGCGGTAGCGGCATGACCGCTATGAATACCCTATCTATGCAAACCCTTAAAACGGCAAGGCCTTCAAACGTTATAAATATAAACAACGTTCTAAACCAGCACAGCATAAACGTAAAGCACCCCGCTGTTTTTCCTATTGCGCTACCAGAATTTTTTATTAAATCCTTTTCTAGCGAAAAAGCTTTGGTTTTAGATCCGTTTGCCGGATCCGGTACGACCGCAATAGCCTGTATTAACACGAACAGAAATTTTATTTGCATGGAAAAGGACGAAAATTATTTTAAAATAGCGCAGGACCGTATTTTCCGGGCGGCGCTGGGTGACCTGTATTAAAAATAATTTATAAACATTGTAGCGGGTATTGTAAAAAATACCTACTTTGGCGTTATGAAAATTTGTAAAACCGATTGCAAATGTAGCACATGCCGCAGCCGCCGTACCCGCGCAGCGGATCCAATACGCTACAGCTACATTAATCTGCGGACCAATGCAAAGCGCCGGGGTAAAGTGTTTACTATTACGCTGGATTATTTCAGGCAGTTTTGTTATTCTACGCCGTACCTAACCGGTAAAGGGCGGACCGCTACCAGCTGGACAGTAGACCGGATAATAGAAGAACTGGGTTACATAGAAGGTAATATCCAGGCGCTACAGAACGCGGACAACGTACGGAAGTATCTTAATTATGACTGGCAGACCGGCGCCGCGCAGGTAGTAACGGTCCGCACGTCTAACGAATGGGCATTTTAAATACTATCAAAACAGTAGCCATACCAATAAACCAAATAGTCATGAATAAGAGAAAACAATCACAACCTATTGCACCTGCATACAAGGACGTTGATCCTTACCAAATTTGGGATGACATTATTGACATGATGGATGATTACAGAGATTCAAGGGAAAGAAGGAATGACTTTATTGAACGACTAAAAAAGAATTATAATGTTTCCCTTGCTGCCGCCCTACCTATTGATAAAGGGAGTGGCGACAAAAACATTTTTGAATTACTGCAAGAGCAAGAATATACAGGCCCATTGAGTATGCCAATGCCAGCGCAAGAATTTTTCCCACCAACAAAAAAAGAATCGGTGATTGATAAAGGGAGTGACGAATATGAGTTGGAAAGATTGGTAAGTATGGTGTGTGATCAATTTGATGCCCCTTTTGACGGCAGAATAGCCTTTTGTAAAAAGGCAGTCAATGATTGGAAAAAAGGTATTGCCGCCGAAAAAAAAGTGGTTGATAAAGGTCCGGCCGTCTAACGAATGGGCATTTTAAACAAGTAAAATTTTATAGTTATGGAAAACACGTTACCGGATCACCTTTTAAAGCTGGACGAATTAAAGGAATATGTAAAGACCGTTTACCCGGACGGTGAAAATATGGCTTTGGTAAAACGGGACGCCTTTACGGAAGGTTATACCCTTGCAGTAGATATTATTTCCCAAATGGTAAAACACCGTTACGGCAAATAACTTATATTTATTTCCCTTTTCTAATTTCCCGAAAATCTAGCAATACATAATGATAAGCGTAAAGTACGACGGTCCTATTGACATAGCGACCGGGAAAAGCCGCCGGCAAAAGATTTGGAAGAACAAAGCTTTGCCCTGGTCCGAACTGGTAAACCTTTTCAGTAAAACGCATAGAACCGCCGAAACATACGCCGCCTACATGGCTGCGGACCGTGACCGTCAGGATGAAATAAAAGATATAGGCGGGTTTGTTGGCGGTTACCTGAACGGCGGCAAACGGGGTAACGGTTACGTAGCGCACCGGCAACTTATAACGCTGGACATAGATAAAGCCAGCTTTAAGTTGTGGGAAGATTTCGGGTTAATGTACGAATGTAGCGCCGTCGTTTACTCTACGCATAAGCATAGCGATAAGGCGCCCCGCCTGCGCCTGGTAATACCGCTGGACAGGGAAATAGAGGTAGCAGAATACGAACCGATATGCAGGAAGATAGCCGCGTCTTTAGATATTGAAGCTTTCACTGATATAACGACCTACGAAGCTACCCGCCTAATGTACTGGCCGTCTACTTCTAAAGATGGAGCATTCTTTTTCGACTACCAGGACGGCCCGTGGTTATCGGCGGACGGTGTTTTAAAACAATATAAAAATTGGCAGGATAGCAGCGAATACCCGCAATGCAGTAGCGAAAAGGAAAAGATAAGGCACGATATAAAAAAGCAGGAAGACCCGTTAGAAAAGCCGGGCATAATTGGCGCCTTTTGCCGGACTTACTCAATTACGGACGCAATAGAAAAATATTTAGAAGACGTTTATTTAGTTACTGCCAGCGCTGAACGCTTTACATACGCCCTGGGCAGCACAGCGGGCGGGCTGGTAGTATACGACGATAAGTTTGCATATTCACACCACGGTAGCGACCCTACCGGCGGTAAGCTTTGCAATGCGTTTGACCTGGTACGCCTGCATAAGTTCGGCGACCTGGACGAAAAAGCCAGTTTTGAGAAAATGAAGGAATTTGCGGCGAAGGATAAGGAAGTAAAAAAGCAGCTGGGTATTGAACGTTTAGCCGCTGCCCGCGAAGATTTCCAGGAACAGGCAGGCGGCGAACCGGGGGACTACATAGAGGCGGAAGAAATAGACGATTTGGAGTGGTTAAAAACGCTGGACGTAGACCGGAAGGGTAACTATACCAGCTGTATAGACAATATTTATAAGGTACTGAAAAACGACCTGAAACTTAAGGGCAAACTTACCTACGACGAATTTGAAAGCAGGCTGATAATTACCGGGCACCTGCCGTGGCGCAAAGTAACGCCGGGCACCAAAGATTTCACCACTAATGATAAGGACTGTTTAAAGCATTACATAGAATGTTACGCCGTACCGTTTACGCACCTGGACCCCGCTATAAGTATGGTAAAGAACGATAACGCTATACACCCGGTACGGGAGTACCTGCGCCCGCTGGTTTGGGACGGGGTGGAAAGACTGGACACCCTGTTAATAGATTACCTGGGCGCCCCGGATACGCCCTACGTCCGGGCGGCAACCGGTAAAACGTTTGTGGCGGCAGTGGCAAGGGTAATGGATCCGGGCTGTAAATTCGATACTATGTTAACCATTATAGGGAAAGAAGGCATAGGGAAAAGCACAATAGTGCAGCGCATGGCGGGTAAATGGTTTTCGGACTGCCTGGGCGACATACACGATAAATCCGGTATGGAAAGCCTGCGCGGCGTTTGGATTATGGAAGTGGGCGAATTAGCGGGTTTACGGCAGGCAGAACAGGAAGCAATAAAACGGTTTATCAGTAGCCCGCAGGACATTTACCGCCCTGCCTACGGGGACGCGCTGGTAAGGTTTGCCCGGCAAAACATATTCATAGCTACCAGCAATAAACTTAACTTTTTACAGATCGGACACGAACACAGGCGTTACCTGCCTGTTATGACCTACCCGGAAAATGCAACCAAAAACATTTTCGCACCGGGGGCGCTGGACGCCGAAGAAGTTAGCCAGTTGTGGGCGGAAGCGTTAACCCGCTGGGAAGGCGGGGAAAGCCTGGACCTGTCCGCAGCGGTTAAAATTGAGGCGGCGAAGGTGCGGGAAGCACATACGGAAATAGATGAAAGGGCGGGCATAGTTAGGGAGTTTTTAGGGCTGAAACTGCCTGCGAACTGGTCTGAAAAGCTTTTGCCCGAACGGATCCACTATGTTAGGGCGGGTATGCGGGGCGACTTTAGCGACGATACGCCGGAAGGAACGGAAGAAAGGCAGGCGGTTTGCGCTGCGGAAATATACGCGGAATTGTTTGAAGGAAAGTTAGGCCAAATGACCAGCCAAAACACAAAGTTTATTCATGACATAATGAAAAAAATGAAGGGATGGTACGAACAGGGGCAAGCCCGATTTGATTTCTACGGAAGGCAAAAAAATTACCAAAAATACCCGGCATCGCAGCCTTAAAAAAATAGGCGGACTGCAATGCCGATAAAACGGGGCGGCATTGCACGGCATTGCACGGCATCGCTAAAAAACTGGCTTGCGATGACACCTAAAAACCTGATAATAATAGCATTTATACGGATTGGCATTGCAGCATAGCTAAAATAATATAAAAGTAAATAATGAATAAAATAGGTATAAATAGCGTATATAGGGGAAAATATAGGGTAAAATAGCATTATATAGCATTATATAGAAGTATATGGATTATTGCAATGCCGCAATGCCGATAAACATTTTAAACGATAAAGTATGTTAGAAAAGCAGTTAGAAGCCAAATTGAAAAAAGAGGTTGAAAAGTTGGGCGGGCTATGCCTGAAACTGGTAACGCCTGGTTTTACAGGCATACCGGACAGGCTGGTAATAATGCCGGGCGGAATTATTTGGTTTGTTGAAATGAAAACGGACGCCGGGGCAACGTCCGAAAGGCAGTTAGCAGTTGGCGAACAGCTGCGCCGTTTAGGCTGCAGTTCAGTAGAGTTAAACGAAACGACATTAGAACCGTTTTTAACGTGGTTAAGGCAATGAAATATAAACCGCACGCCTACCAGGTACACACAACCGAACACATTTTAGAAACGCCGGGCGCCGGGGTATTTCTGGAAATGGGTTTAGGTAAAACCGTTTCAACCCTGACAGCGATAAACGAAATACTTTACAACCGCCTGGAAAATTATAAAGTTTTGGTTGTGGCACCGCTGCGGGTAGCGCAGGAAGTTTGGGCGGCGGAGGGTGCAAAATGGGATCACCTGAAACATTTATCTTTTAGCCTGGTTTTAGGGGATCAGACCAAACGCGTAAAAGCGCTGCAGGAGAAGGCGGACATTTACGTAATTAACCGGGAAAATCTTCCCTGGCTTATTGCCCTGTACGGTAGCGCCTTTCCGTTTGATTGGGTTATACTGGATGAATTGAGCAGTTTTAAGGATAACAGCGCCCGGCGGTTTAAGGAACTGCGCAAGGTACTGCCGCGGATCCGTAAAGTTACCGGGCTAACCGGTACGCCTGCGCCTAATGGTTTAATGGGCCTTTGGTCACAGGTTTATCTACTGGACCGTGGCAAGCGGTTAGGCGAAACTATTACCCGGTACCGGGATAAGTATTTCAATAAAAAGCCTTACGGGTTTGGCTATACACTACGAACGGAAGACAAAAACAGCGTATTTGGTGAGGGCATTTATGAAAAGGAAATATTTGATAACATAAAGGATATTTGCGTTTCTATGAAGGCGGCGGACTATTTAACGCTACCGCGCAGGATAGATAACACCGTAACCGTTACGATGGATCCGGCAACAAAGAAAGCCTATAACGATTTCGAAAAGGCGCAGGTTTTACGCCTGCAGGATGAAAAGGAAATAACAGCTGTAAATGCCGGGGTACTTTGCAATAAGCTTTTGCAGTTTGCTAACGGGGCAGTTTACGACGAAAACCAGGTTTACCACGAAATACACAACTTGAAGCTGGCAGCACTTGAAGAAATAATAGAAGAGGCGAACGGCGAAAGCGTTTTAGTAGCGTATAACTTTCGTAGCGACCTGGAAAGGATCAATAAATACCTGAAACACTATAAACCGCGGGCGCTAAAGACAAATGCCGATTTTGCGGACTGGAACGCCGGCAAGATACAGGTAGGCACTTTGCACCCTGCCAGCGGGGGGCACGGATTAAATTTGCAGTACGGCGGGCACATAATAGCATGGTTCGGTAAAAATTGGGGTTTAGAACTGGATCAGCAATTACCGGCCCGGTTACACAGACAGGGCCAAATAAAGCCCGTAATCGTTCACGACATAATTTGCGCTGGTACGATGGACCTGGACGTAATAGAGGCGCTGCGGTCAAAAGAAACGGTACAGGCGGCATTAATGAGCGCCGTTAAAGCAAGATTAAAAAAATATAATGTAAATTCGTAAGTATGGCAAAAGTAGGTAGGCCAACTTTATATAAACCCGAATACTGCGAACAGGCAACGAAGCTTTGTTTGTTAGGGCATACAGACGACGAACTGGCAATATTTTTTGAGGTGGAAACCAGTACGTTAAATCTTTGGAAAAATGCACACGCAGAATTTATGGAGGCCATAAAGGCGGGACGGGAAGTAGCAGACGGCAATGTAAGCGTTTCGCTTTACCGCCGGGCAATGGGATATGAGCATGACAGCGAAGAGATTAAAGTAATGAACGATGGCGTATTTGGGCAGTATATTGAACGCGTACCGGTTAAAAAGAAATACCCGCCGGACAGTACGGCTATGATTTTTTGGTTAAAGAACCGGCAGCGTTTGAAGTGGCGCGACAAAACGGAAACCGAACATAGTGGATCCGTAGCTATTACACCCATTACCGGTATGGAAATAAAATAATCTTATGACAGTAGTATACACGTTAGGCAAGGGCAGCACCTGGCAAAATAACGAACTGCGTTATAGTATCCGGTCCTTTGTCAAGTATACCGCCGTTAATCATATTATCATTGTGGGCTATCTGCCGGACTGGTTACAGGGCGTAGAGTATGTACCGTTTCCAGATACGCCGCGAAAGCAATTTAATATCCACGTTAAAACGTCGTTAGCCTGCCAGCTGGTGCCCGAATTTATCCAGGCGGCAGACGATCATATTTTATTAGAATATAACGATTTTTCTGCCAGGTATTACAGCGGGCTATTGAAAGATAAAAAGTTTACCGGGCGTTACGCGGAAGCGTTAGCCAATACCAGGCGGGTAGCAGACGGGGCATATTACAACGTACACACCCCGGCGCAGATCATTAGCGAACATTACTTACACATTATGCGGCAGCCTGCTATTGATTGGGGAAATAAAGAGTATTTAATAAAAAGCCTTTACGGTAATTGTTTAGGCATACACATAAGCAAGGAACTACCTACCGACGTTAAAATATCTACGCACCTGCGCCGGTCCGGCATTGAAAAGTTTGTCCAGGGTAAAAGCTTTTTATCTTTTTCAGACGGCGGGTTATCTACGGACCTGCGCCGCTGGTTAGCTGAACGTTTCCCGGATAAGAGTAAATACGAACGCTGAAAATGTGGATAACTTTTACTTGCAGGTATCGGAAACAATACCTATCTTTGATATATCAAAAACGCAAAAATTATGACTACCAGAGAAAAAGCCCGCCAAATGACAGTTAAAGTAAATGGCATTATCAAAATAATGATACAGAATAAAAAAGCAGGTCAAAAATTCTCTATTGAGTATTTACGCTGGGTAGTAGGACAAAAACAATATCGCGACGCGCTTTGGGCGCAAGCTGAAAGCGAAATAAAATAACCGCTGGACCGGTCAAACGCCGCCCCGCTTGCTAACCGCAGCGGGGTTTGGCGGCAAAAAGAAGTTATGACAACAATAAAAACTTTAACCGCAGACGGCGCCCGGTTTTTCGCCGGCATAGGACGTAAAGGCAAAATAAACTGGACAGGGTACCGGCATTTAGCCAATGAGTTTAAAACCCCGGAAAAAGCTTTAGAGGGTGCCAAAGTATTGCAGGAAAGCTATAAAGTAGAAACCCCGTTAACTGTAGTAACAGACGCAAAGGAGCCGAAAAAATGGCGCAATAGAAAAACGCTTTAAATAATCAATTATGAAACAAATACGCTTTATTCTCTACATGGTAATAGTCATTTTATTATTATCCGCATGCAGTAAAAAATCTGATCCGCTGGGCCGCACATGCTGGGAATGTCAAACAATGCCGCATGCAGGCGCCGGGCTGCCTACTGGTACCGATGTAACGATATGCCAGGAAGGCGACACGCCGCCAACTAAATACCATACCGCTAATGCGGGTTACAGCGTTAATAACTGTAAAAAGAAATAATTATGATAGTTATAGTAAATAACATTTGTAGAAAAAATATAAAAAAGCTTTACCCAAAAGCTAAGTTTATAGCAAATACGGCGCTAACCAGTCGTTTTACCATTTCACGAAAAGATTTTTTAGTGATGCGGGCAAAAGCGGCGGCAGCAAAATACGACCTGCGCAGTAGAGCAGTATGGTAAACCCCGAACCGCCGAAAGGCGGTTTTTCTTTTGGTATCTAAAAAAATACCTGTATATTCGTTTTTCTTCCTTTATGAATATACATTTTATAAAACCTTTCAGCCTGGATAAGCGGTTAGGTAAAGCCTATAACGATACAATAAAACACCTGCCCGCTACAGACTGGGTTTGCGTTATGGATTACGACGCTATGTTGTTGGATCCGGGCCAGGTTAAACGCATGTACGAATACATAGCGGCCTATCCAGATACTACGCTATTTGTCTGTTACGGTAGCAGGGCAAAGGACGGCGTACCGCAGCAATGGAATAAAGGGGCCTTTGCGGAAAAGGAAAAGGTAACGGATTTTCTAGAGCATAAACTAGATGCGGACATAATGCTACATAACTTAGGAGTAAAGGCGCAGCCCGTTACCCGGTCCGTAGCTGGGTTTTTAATGTTATTTAGCGTAGCTACCTGGCAAGCCTTCCCTTTTGACGAAGGGCGGCGCTGTTTAACAGTGGACACGAATTTTAGTAAACGTATTTTACAGGCAGGCGGTAAAATTCTACTGATGGAAAGCATATACATTTGGCATACCTACCGATTATTAGAGGGCAAAAAATCAATAAAGCACTTACTTTGAACGGCAAAATAGATACCCTGGTAATAGTACTTTACGACCGTTACGCCAATTTAGCGAAATGGTTAAAGATATTGGAACAGACGGACCGCCCTAAAAATGTAGTTGTTATCCATAACACGGACGGAACGGAAGCCCGCGAATTTTCCGAAGGCACAACAGTAATACGCCGTAAAAACGTAGGTTTTGACATAGGCGCCTTTCAGGACGTTTGCAGGGACCGCTTGCCCGGATTTCCGGCGGACTGGCAAAATTTACTTTGGGTTACTGATGACACCTTTCCAATGCGCCCGGATTACCTGGACTACTTCGCGCTGCAGGACGGGGAAGGCGTTCGCTGTATGGAAATATCTAACTACGTACGCCCACATATACGTACTACCGGTTTTTCTATTTCCCGCAGTACCGCCCAAAAGCTTAAATTTCCAGCGGATCCGATAACTACCAAACAACATTGTTATTTGTTTGAACACCGCTGGTATGGTAATATCTTTTTAGACCAGGTTAAGCGAATGGGTTTAAAAGTTATCCAGGTAGCGCCTAACGAAAGTAGCCCGCTATTCGATACCGGTTACCACAGGCGGGTAAAACGGGAAACCGAATTAAACCAGCTTTGGGGTTTTGACCTGCCCGCGCAGGGCGAAAAGGTGCCCGGCGTTACTATTATCTGCCCTATTTACCGCAGTTTTCCGGCGGTTATATCTTCGCTGATTATGCAGACTTATAAAAATTGGCGTCTTATATTGATCCACGACGGACCAGAAACGGACGGTATAGACAGCTTTATTCGGGCGGTTAACGACGATAGGATAGAGTTTACCAATACGCCGGAACACCGGGGCGCCTGGGGGCACAGTATCCGGGCCGAATGGCTGCAGAAAGTGAAAAGCGAATACGTAGTAATTACGAACCCGGACAACTACTACATGCCAGTATTTTTTGAACGGCTTTTAGCGCCTTTCACAGCTGGCAGGGATATAGTAGCTACGTACTGTAGCGCTATGGTACATTCTTATTTGAGGTGGGAAACGCAGCCTACCAGGTTAGCACGTGGGCATTTAGACTGCGGCGGCGTAGTGCTAAAGACAGCCCCGGCGCAGCTGGTAGGCTGGCATAGCATGGAACATTCGGCAGACTGGTTTTTCTTTGAAGACATTATAAAGCGATACGGCGGCAGGAAGTTTATACCGGTAAAAGGGACGTTATTTGTACATAATTAGCAGTATGGATAACGGTAAGTTTGATTGGGAAGAATTTATAATTGTGGCTTACGCCATTTTTATAGGCGTATTATTTATATTAATTTTACTTCTAATATTTAAAAGATGAATACAGTAATAGGCGGTAAAGCAAGCAAGGCGGCCCTGTTTAACACTATAGGGGGCTGGACTACGCAATTCGAAATAGAGGGGCAGAAAGTAGGCGGTACGGTAGACCTGTTACCAAAGGATCCGCGGCTATTGTGGCACTTGGAACAGATAGGCGGGGCAGATGGTAAGTATGTTTTAGAATTAGGCGCACTAGAGGGCGGACATACTAAAATGATAGTAGAGGCGGGCGCCGCTAAAGTAATAGCGACGGAAGGGCTAAACGATTGTTTTTTACGCTGCCTGGTAGTTAAAGAAGCTTTCAGGCTAACGGAAGCAAGGTTTTTATTTTGTGATTTTAACGATTACGTAGCGGATTACGCTATTTTAGTAGAGGGCGAACTAGCCTATAAATTTGATTTTGTCAGCGCTGCCGGCGTTTTGTATCACCAAAAGGACCCTGTTACGCTTATCTGTAATTTAGCCCGTATAACCGATACGGTTATCGTTTGGTCACAAGTAGCGGACGCGACACAGCCAGCGGGCAAGGAAGGCACCGTAAACGGGTACCGGGGCAAATGGAATAACTATAACGGGACGCGGTTAACGTCTGCAAGCTATTGCGGCGGCCTGCAAAATGAAGCGTTTTGGTTATACCCGGAAGAAATGCTGGAATGTTTTGCGGACGCCGGATTTAGGCATATTCGGACCGGCGACAGCCCGCGAAACGTTAACGGCGAAAGCCTTTTATTTGTAGCAAGTAAAAACCCTTTATAATGGATTACATATTAGTAATAAACCGCAGTAAGGTAGAATTTATCCAGGAAGTAAAAGGATTATTAGGCGAAGGGTGGGAACTACAGGGCGGCGTAGGGGTAAACGGTAATTTTTACTGTCAGGCTATGGTAAAACCGGACGAACTAGAAAACCAATATATTGCCGGATATTTAAAAGTAACAAAGGAAATGCTTAAAGATTTACCGGATCCGCGCAGCCCGGACCCGGAAATAATGAAAGCCGCATGGACGCCGCCAAAGCTAACCGGCACAACGCCGCACGTACAAAACGAAAAACCAAAACGCAGCCACAAAAAGAAAACGTAAATTTATCCAATGTCGTATAAAATCCTTTCCGCCTGCCGGGTTTGCGGATCAAAAGACCTTACCGAATTTTTAGACCTGGGCGAAATGCCGTTAAGTAATAACCTTTGCAGCGTACCGGACGAAGAACCGGACCGCTACCCGCTAACCGTACTATTCTGCGGTAATTGCAATCTGTCACAACTTAGCATAGTAGTAGACCCGGTTACCTTATTCGGGCACTACGTTTACCGTAGCAGCATAGCGCAGGGGTACGTAGATCACTGCCGGCAGATGGCTAAAGACTTAAAGCAGCGCTACGGTTTAACGCCGGATAGCTTTGTAATAGACCTAGCAGGAAACGACGGGGCGCTACTGGCAGAATTTAAAGACGAAATAGGCTGCAAGGTCCTTAACATAGATCCGGCAGAAAATTTGGCGCTGATAAACGCGGATAAGGATATAAAAATGTTTAATACCTTTTGGGGGTTTGCAGCTGCAAAGCATTTAATAAACGCCAACTTCCCGAAAGCGGACGTTATAACCGCTACTAATGTTTTTGCCCACGTAGATAACGTAAAAGAGTTTTTAGAGGCGGCGAAGCTAGTATTAAAACCGGACGGCGTTTTACTATTAGAATTTCCCTACCTTATAGATTTTATTGAAGGCGGGCAGTTTGACACAATATACTTTGAGCATTTAAGTTATTTTTCCATTTGGCCGCTATACGAACTTTGCGCAAATGTAGGTTTAGCTATTGCGGATATTCAGCATTTAGACATACACGGCGGATCCGTCCGGGTAACGATAAAAAGCGGGCCGGATTATACGCAGGTAGTTAATAAATGGCTAAGAAAGGAAACGGAAGGGCAATATAATAGCGTTTATAGTTACATAGCTTTTCAGCAACAAGTAAAACAGACAATCAGCAATTTCCGCGTTAAATTGGCCGAACTGGCAGCGGACGGCGCTAAAATTGGCGCATTTGGCGCAAGCGCTAAAGGCAATACGCTACTAAACTGCGCCGGTATAACGTCCGAACAAGTAAGTTATATTATTGACCAGACGCCGGAAAAAATGGGTAAATATTCGCCGGGTACTGGTATACCGATTTACCCGCTGAACATTTTACAGTTTGACCAGCCCGATTACATTATTCTACTAGCCTGGAACTTTAAAGACGAATGTATAAGCAAATTGAGGTTAGCCGGGTATAAAGGCAAATTTATTTTACCCTTAACTTTTGAAATAATTGAGCAAACCGAAAGACAGAAAGCTGCTATTTGACAGTCATGAAAACGAAAAGCAGAAATACGCGGCGTCTTTATGGATTGACCGGGTAACCAGTGATATAGTCTACGGCGGATCGAAAGGCAGCGGGAAAAGCTATTTGGGCGTTTCTATGATATTCGGGGACGCCTTTATTTACCCGGAAACGTTTTACTTCATAGCCCGGAAAAGCTTAACGAACCTGCGGAAATTTACTATACCGTCTATACACGAAGTTTTCAACCATTGGGAAATAGGCCCCGAATATTGGAAGTATAACGGGCAGGATAACTATTTTACCCTGTATAACGGCAGTAAAGTTTTCCTTTTAGACGCTACGTTTATACCGTCTGATCCGCAATACTTCCGGTTCGGTAGTATGCAAATGACCCGCGGATGGATTGAAGAAGCGGGCGAATTTGAAGAAGAATGTAAAAATAACCTGGCAGCGTCAATAGGCAGATGGAAAAACGACGTTTACAATTTACACCCTAAACTATTACAAACCTGCAACCCGGCGAAAAACTACCTATACCGCCAATATTACAAACCGTTTCGGGCTGGTACTTTGGAGCCGTGGCGGCAATTCGTGCAGGCGCTACCTACCGATAATAAAAAACTACCGCCTGGGTACCTGGAAAACCTGGAAAGATCATTAAGCAAAAACGAACGTGAAAGACTGTTACGGGGTAACTGGGAAGCCGATACGGACCCGGCGGCGCTGATTGACTACGAAAAGGGCATGGACGTTTTCAATAACACACATGTACCCGGCGGGCGTAAATGTATAACGGCGGACATAGCCCGGTTAGGTGGCGACCGGATAGTGATAATAGAATGGGATGGCCTGCGGGGCAAGGTCAGCGCCTACAAAAAGGAAAAGCTAACCGTTACTACCACGAACATAGACGCCGCCCGCAGCCGCCTGGGCGTAGGTAAATTAGATGTTATTGTAGATAGTGACGGAATGGGTAGCGGGGTAGAAGATTTCGGCGGGTTTAAAGGGTTTATAAATAACGCCCGTCCAATGCCGGACCCTAAAAAGCCAACGGACGCCAACGGTAAACCCGTAGTAGAAAATTTTGATAACCTAAAAAGCCAGTGCGGTTTTAGGATGGCTGAACTTATCAATAATAACCAGCTTTACATAGAGTGCCCGGAAGAATTTAAACCGCTTATCATTGAAGAATTTGAACAGGTAAAGCAGAAACTATTGGACAGCGATTTAAAAAAAGGGCTAATGCCGAAGGACAAAATAAAGGAAGCGATAGGGCGCAGCCCGGATTTTTGGGACGCTATTTTAATGCGTATTTACTTTGAGTTAAAGCCAAAATTTGTAATGACCGCAGACGTAATTTAGCCATGAAAAAACTATTATACATAATTTACATACCTTTAATTCTGGTAGAATGGGCGGTAGATATGCTTTTGCAGATTGTAAAAGTTATCCATAATTCTATAGAAATACTAACTTTAAATATCCAAAAGGAAATAAATGTCCCTACTAGCGAAGCGGTTAAATCCAATAACGACCAACCAGGGAAATAGTTTTAAGCCGGTAAGTCATGCGCTGCCAGCTATGCAAATGATAAACGGGCGCCTTATTGGCTATACCGATAACGTAGAAAATTACATAACTAAGGGGTACAATATTAATGATATTATCTACAGTATCATTAATCTGATTACCGATAAAGTAAAAATAGCGCCTTTCGGGCTGTACAAAGTGCAGGACGATGAATTATATAAACAGTACAACGCCCTGAAAAGTAAAAAGGTATTAAGCCCGCAGGACTATGTAAAGCTGCTATCCTTACAATCTAAAGCGTTAAGCCCGGTAAAAGAGGGCGGCAAATGGGCGGAATTGCTCAAATACCCGAACGATAGCGAAACGTTTAACGAATTTGTAGGCAACGGCGTTTCTTATAAACTGTTAACCGGCAACCGGTATATTTTAGGCGACCCGATTAAGGCGGGCGCAAATAAGGGCATACCAATAAGCCTGCAAAATTTGCCTTCGCAGATTGTTTCTATTTACGCCTCAAATACTTTTCCTGCTTACGTTACCGGTTACTACATACCGGTTTGGGCAATCAATTACCGCCCGGATCAGGTAGCACACGACAAATATTTTAACCCTAACTGGGCTATAAACGGGGATCAGTTGCAAGGCATGGCGCCGCTACGTGCTGCGCTGTTACGCCTGCGAAAGAATAACGCCTTAACGGAAGCCGAAGCCAGCACTTTCCAAAACGAAGGTATAAAGGGCATTATGTTTATGCGTAACCAGGTAGGGCAAGTTGACGGGGATATGGTTTTACCGGAAGTACGGAAGTTAAAAGAAACAATGATAGGGGAATGGAGCGGACCGCAGAACCGCGGACGTATAGGTATTTCAGGCTATGAAATGGGCTACGAAAGTATTGGTATGACTAGTGAAGAAATGGAAATAATAAACTCTACATACCTGGATTTACGTTTTTTCTGTAACATTTTCGGGGTCCCTTCGCAGCTAATGAATGACCCGGAAAGCCGGACATACAACACACAAAAAGAAGTTGAAAAGGCGCTAACGAACCGCTGCGCAATACCCCGGTTAAACGAAACTAAAAACTTACTGAACCGTAAAGGGCAGACCGTTTGGGGCCTGCCGCCTGGTACTGTAATAGATTATGACATTTCGGTTTACCCCGAATTGCAGGCAGACGTAAAGGAGACGGCGGAATGGACCAATAACTTAATAGTTCAGATACCGAACGAACAGCGGGAATTGTGCGGCCTGGCAGCAACTACAGACCCGGAACTTAACGAACCCTGGGTTAAAAGTGCAGGCGGATACATACCGCTGGCAGATTTTAAGGCGGGGCAGGAAATGGCAGCGGCGTTAAACGAAAGGGATTTAAGTACTGAAACGGATCCAAATTTAGACGATAATGGCGAACCTATTGACGATAATACAGACAAACCCGGAAATTAAAAAGAAGGTTTACGAACGGTACCCGGTAACCAAAATGGAGCGCCGGGGCTGCGAACGTGAAAAAGCAAGGTTAACGGCGCTACGGATCGGTTACGCAAAGCGCCTATTTGCCGAACCTACTAAAAAAGAATATGAGTAAAAGCGCCCAAATACAACAATATGAGCTAATTAACACCCGGTTTGAGGCAATTTATTTACCAAAGGTAAAACGGGCGCTACAGTACCAGGTAAATAAAACCATAGCGGTTTTAAATGCGTCCGGGTTTACCGCTGCCCGTAATTACACTACGGTTAATGTAGGCAATGCCAAAATAGGCCCGGTAATAAAGGACCTTTACGAAAAGGTAGGCAGACGGTGGGCGCAGCTAACGTATAGCCGTTTACTTCCTGAAACAAGAGGGCAGAAAGCCGCCCCGGCGGCAATAGAGCAAAAAGGGTTTGGCTTTAACTATACCTGGACTAAATTTATTTTAGAATACCTGGAACGCTACCTATTTGAAAAGGTAACCTTTGAAATTGCCCGTACTACGCAGGTAGCAATGTTAAGAGTAATTAGCAGGGCGGAAGCGGCAGGCTGGTCAATAGACCAAACCGTAGACCGTTTGGAAGATTGGCCGTTTTTGCGCTACCAGGCGGCCCGGATCGTTAGAACGGAAGTTAACAGAGCGGCGAACGTGGGCAGTACGGCGCAGGCAGCTACCAGCGACTACGAACAAATGAAAGAATGGCAAAGCGCCGAAGATAACCGCGTACGGGGCAACCCGGTTAACGGTATGAAGGATCATGCGGATCACTGGAATTTAGACGGTATCAAGATTAACGCCGGGGACCTGTTTACGGATCCGCGAAACGGCGACCAATTAGCTTTTCCAGGCGACCCCCGCGGCAAGGCGGAAAGCGTTATAAATTGCCGCTGTCATGCGTCCTATACGTTTAAGCGGGACGCAAACGATAACTTAATACCAAAACGAAAGACTACCGTAGTAATATTTCCGGGGCAGATACGGCGCCCACAAACCAGACTAATATGATAAACCAAACCTTCCAATTTGTAACCGACGGCGACTACATAAACTTTTTCGTCAATAACCAAATTTGTAAACGTTTAGCCGCTACCAGCCAGGCCGTAAACTGGGTTTACGACGAAGAGGAAGGAATAATATTTACCGTAAACGGGGCGTATTGCCGGACCCGTAACCCGGAAGATATAAGTTTTGACGGCACGCCGCTAACCACAAAAGAAGATTTCGTAACCGCTATAAAAGCAATGTTTCCGGTTTACGCGGGCGGCGCAGGCCCCGGCGGTAATACTATCTATACAGGAGATGGAAGTTTAGCAGGGGCAAGATTAGTTGACTTGAATAGCAACACTTTGAATTTTCAGCAAGGGGGGAATGATTTTCTTTCTATTGACCCAACGGCGGGGGCTGAAGCTACGAGATTACAAGCGTTTAATACAACCAATGATGATAACAATTCAACGGTAGAGTTGCTTACTCAAAATACAGATGCTACTTTTATTATTCAATCAGATTTTAATGATGGGGTTAAAACAGCCCAAATACAAAGATTCGCAGACGCATCTTCATCATCCATAACATCTACAGCAGATAGCCATACGTTTATTGCGGGTGGGGAAACAAACGGTAGTATATTAATAAATGATTCATACCTAAGAGCATTTGACCCAACGAACGACGATAATATAGCAATAGTAAGGGCGAATGTCGGAACAGACGATGCCAATTTTATATTAAGCGCAAATTTTAATGACGGAGTTAAGGCCGCACAAATCGTAGGAACAGCAGACGCATCTTCATCATCCATAACATCTACAGCCGATAGCCATATTTTTATAGGGGTTCAGGAATTTGCGGATAATGCCGCGGCGTCCGGCGCCGGGCTGGTAGTAGGCACAATTTACAGAACAGGCGACAACTTAAAAATAGTACATTAAGAATATGAAAAACTACGATATAAAAAACATTAACGGCGGCGTTTTAGACGTTAGCACAGTAGACAACCGGGTAAAAGTTGCTATTTCCAGCCTGGGCAGTTTGGACCTGGACGGGGATATAATAGACAACAAAGCCTATAACCGGACGATAAAGGAACGCGGGCCGAAAGGCGCAAACCTGGTTTGGCATTTGACGGATCACAACGCGTCTATGAAAAACGCAATAGGTAAGTTTTCCGAATTGTTTGTAGAAAATAATTACCTGGTAGGCGTTACCAACATACCCGAAACCACGTTAGGCAAGGACATGCTAATAATGTACGACGCCGGGCATATAAACCAGCATAGCGTAGGTTTTCGCACAATATCCAGCGAACCGCAGAACAAAGGAAAGGCGGACGAATACCGCCTTATAAAAGAAATTCTATTGTACGAAGGCAGCGCCGTACTTTGGGGGGCAAACCCGGATACGCCTACTTTATCCGTCGGCAAAAGCTTAACGCCGGAAGAACAAAAAATAGAATTTTTGGAAATTATTAAACAACTTGATAATTTAGCTAAGATTTTGAGGGCGGGAAAACTTTCAGACGGAACGTTAGAACTGGCTGAAATTGACTTTGCCCAAAAAACCGAAAAGCTAAAGGCACTTTACGAAAGTAACACCATCCAACCCGTCGAAAAGACATTTGGCCCGGTGAGTAGTAAAATATCTGCGCTAGATAATTTTATTTCTCAACTTACTTAAACCCGAAACGGTCAAATGAAAAAAACCTTTTTACAGTTTCCCGCTAATAAGCCGGCAACTTTACCCCGTATTACTTCCCGTAGGCAGCGCATAGGCGAAGCCAAACACAATATTTCGTATAAATCAGACGGCGGCGACGACCCGGACGCCTTAACGGCGAAGCTGGATGCCCTGAAAACCGCTTTGGAAGGAACGCTAACTACCAAACAGCAAAAGCAGGTAGAAACTGCTATAGCAGCTTTGGAAGCAAAGCAGGCAGCTAAAGAAGCAGCCATGCAGGTTTTGATTGACGAACAGAAAGCCAGCATTAAGGTATTGAAAGACGCGGCAGATGCAAACCAGCCCGTTATAGATAAATTCGTTAACGGCGAACTTACCACCGTAAAGCAGCAAAAAAGCTTTAACCAGCTTTTGAGCGAAGGCATTAAAGAAAATGCCGCTGCGATTGCCACAATGAAACGCGGCGAACGCGTAGGGTTTGAAATGAAGATAGCAGGGGACATGATTTTTGCAGACAATTTCCCTACCGCAGACGTTAGCGTAACGAACCTGCGCCCCGGTATTATCGAATTGCCAAAACGTAAATTGCATATCCGCGAACTGTTAAGCGGCGGCAGTATGTCCCTTTCAAACTTTGCCTATGTGAAAGAAGAAGCGGGCGAAGGCAGCATTGCACCCGTAGCGGAAGGCGTAGAAAAACCGCAAATTGACTTGAACCTGGTAGAAGCTGCGGTACCCGCAGAATACATTGCTGGCTGGGTACGGATCAGCCGTAAAATGCTGGACGATGTGCCGGGTATGACAACCTTTTTACAAAGCCGCCTTCCTGAACTGCTTTTACGCGCGGAAGATAACCAGCTTTTGAACGGTAACGGAACCAGCCCGCAGCTGTCCGGTATTACAGACAGCGGCAATTTTACGGCGCCTACGGGTACCGCTACGATTGACGTAGAACAGTTGGTCCAGGCAATAGCGCAGTTGGAAGGTTACGACCGCGAAGCAAACGGAATTTTGTTAAGCCCGTCTGACTATTACCAGATCCTTTTGAATAAAGCAGCGGGCGGCGCTGGTACTTACGACCTGCCTACCGCTTTAGCAACTATCCAAAACGGGCAGTTGTATATAGCCGGTATCCCTGTCTTTCGTTCTACTGCTATGGCAGCCGATAAATTCATTGTTGGGGATTGGGTAATGGGTGCAAACCTGTTAACCAGGGAAGCGCCACGGGTTGAATTTTTCTACGAAGACGGCATAAACGTCCGTGAAAATAAAGTAACGGTACGGGTAGAAGAAAGGATAGCGTTTCCTATCTATGGCGACAACTATTTTATTTACGGCGATTTCGGTAACCTTACCTAATTTCAGGTAATGGATTACACCCGTAACGAAGATAAACTTTGTAATACCGGGCGCCCCGTAGGTGCCCGGTATAACCATATTTACCAGGTCCAGGAAGCGGACGAAAGTACCGAACTGGAAGAACCTGTAACAGTTGACGAAATAAAAGCCTATTTACGCCTTGAAGGTTTTACGCCAAACGATGACAGCCCCGGCGAAGATTTCGACTACGACAATACTTTAATTGAAGAGTTAATAACAGAAGCCCGTATTTGGGTAGAAAAATATACCGGCGTTTCGCTGGTCCCAAAACTGTTAACCGTATGGCTGCTAAACCAGGCGGGTAATATCGAAATACCCGGACCGGTAACCAGCGCTATAGTTATTACAAAAGAAAACAGCGACGTAGTGCCCGCAGACAGCTACAAATTTATGGGTACCGATTTCCCGCAGCTGATTACCATTTTTAACGACCGGTTGCAGCTGGATTACGCCGCGGGTTATACCGTAGCGACAATACCGAAAGGATTAAAGACAGCGATAAAATCCTATGTAGCCTACGCGTACGAACACCGCGGGGAAGAAATAGAAGATAAAGCATTAACCGAAAGCGCAGCAAGGAAGGCCAGGGCCTACCGGCGTTTAAACTTATTTGGATAATGGGCATAGGACAACGGCACCCGGTTAAATTGATACAGATAGCCGTAACTATAGACGCGGACGGGCGAAATATAGAAAGTAACGGACAGTCTTTTGAAACGTGGGCGGAAGTAACCGGATCCGGCGGCGGACGGAATTACGCAGACGGGCAGACACAACTAACGAACACACGAACTTTTTTAATACGGTTTAATTTTGCACACTATCCGCAAGCAGATTGGAAAATACAGTACCAGGGTAATGACTGGACTATTTCTAACTTGCGCCGGGTAGATGAAAAGAAATTTTACTGGACATTTACGGCAACTATGCAAAACGATGTTTAAAGTATCTATTTCAGGATTTAAGGAACTAGAACGGCAGTTTTTAGCCGCCCCGGCGGAAGTTAAAAAACTGGTTAGCGCAGAAATACAAAGCGCTGCAGCGGACTGGGTAGCGGGCGCCCGCAGGGACGCGCCAATAGATCAGGGGGCATTAAAGGGGGCAACTACTTATTTTATGCGGTCCGAATTACAGGCGGAAGTAGTAGCACAAAAGTTTTACGCGCCTTTTATGGAGTTTGGAACGAAAGGAAAATACAGACCGATTGAAGGCACCGAACAAATAGCGGCAGCGTTTAAAGGATATAAAGGCGGCGACTTTCAGGAATTTTTACGTAACATAGTCCGTTGGTTAAGCAGGAAGGGTAAGGACCCGGTAACGTCCAGGCATGGCACGTACAGCGTAAAGACGCGTAAACGGTCCGGCAGTAAGGTTAACCAGATAGCGGAAGATTACGCCGCCGCCTGGCCTATCGCAATGAGTATTTTAAAGCATGGCGTTAAACCGCACCCGTTTTTCTTTAAGCAGCGTGAAATAGTTTGGCCTAAAATGATAGACAGACTGGAAAGACAGTTTAAAAGTAAAGTAGGCGTTTCAGTGATATTACCGGGCGACATTAGACGCCCTAAAATAGTAACGATTTGAAAAACATAACCGGTAAAATATTAACAGCCTGGTACCAGCTTTTAAGCAACGGCGCTATTTCTGTTCCTGTTTACCGGACAGACGCCCCGCCGGAAGAAGAGGGCAATTACGTTTTACTGCGGATGGAAAGTGAAACCGATAACAGCAATAACCAGGCTTTTGTAACTACGCCGGTATTGATAACGGAAGTAGTAACGAAATTTAAAGCCCGGATAGATGACGGTTTAGCGGCGGAAATAGATAACGAAATAGGCGAACTTGTTTTGCCCGGCCCGTCGTTAATCGGTTTACCTGTTCAGGCGGGCATACAGGTAACTGACCTGCGCCGGGAAAATTCTACCGTTTTGCCGGAAGATGACGGTACGTTTAGATATAATCGAATTATAACACGTAATTTACACCGCGTATTGCAAACAGTTTAAAATTTAATATACCATGAGCGAAGTAAAAGGTAAGTTAGTAAATCTACGGGTACGGGTTAACGGTACCACAGACGATTTTAAAACTTTGGTTTGTACGGAAGACAGCCAGTTTCAGATCACAAATGAAACCAGCGAACGCCGGACGAACTGCGGTATTAAAACGGGGGTAGCTTTGCCGACGTTTAACGCGTCCGGTAATGCCGTACAAAATCCAACGCCTACCGCTTTGGAAGTATCCTATAACGACGTAAAGGGCTGGCAAAAGGATATTACGAAGCTGGATTTTCAGTATATCAGCGACGCCGACGCGCCCGCTGGTTTAACGGAAGGCGAAGGCGTTAATAATTTCGGTAGCGGCTATTTTACGGACAGCACGTTTACAGCGTCCGCGGAAGCCGACGGCGTAGGCGCCTTTAGCTGGTCATTTACCGGTACGGGTACACTGGACGAATACGACAATGAAAGCCCGTCCTAATGACTAACGGTTATACTACTATACAGCTGGACGGGGAAACCGTAGGGCTAAAATTCGCGTATCCTGCTATCCGGGAATTTATGGAAGCATGCCTATTGCGGGCAAATATTTACTTTGTCCAGGAAGAAGGCGGCGGGTTTACTGCGGAAGGGCTGGCGAAGCTTATCCAATGTAGTTACAATAATAACTGCTTAATTAAGGAAGTTGAGCCGGTTTTAAAATACGAAGCTTTTTATAATTATGTAGAACAGGCGCAGGAAACCCCGGAAGGCATAGCGGAACTAACCAGAGTAACGGAAGTTTACGGCGCTAGTACAGTAATGAAAAAATTGATAGCCAGTAATAAAGAAGCGGCGGACCTTGAAAAAAAAAGCATGAGCCTATAGATTTCGATAAACTAGAGCAGATACTATACGGCGAATTATTTATAAAGCCCTGGGAATTGGCAAAAATGACTTTTAAGGAAGTCATTTTAAGTATAAACGGGTTACGTGAAAGGGATAAAATGTTAGAGGCATGGATAAGGCGTAGCACTTTCATAATAGCGTCTACAAATTTCGGCGGCAAAGCGGTAAGTAATAAAATGGATAAGCTTTGGCCTATTGAGGGCATAGACCGGGTAAAGGTCAATCAAAAAGCTTTAGATCAGCTGCGGAAGTTCAGGGAAATGGAAGCGCTAAAAACGGCACAGGCTAAACTAAAATAAATGGCGGAAGGTTTAAAAATAATAGTAGGTGCAGACGTTAACGAAGCTACGCAAGCGTTAAAAAAAGTAGGCGCAGACATAACTAAACTAGAAAGCCAGGTAGCGGCGTTTGGCGGGGGCGTTAAAAAGTTTACCGGGCAATTTAATGCCAGTTTTAACACGCTACCCCCGGCAATAAAAAAGACAGAAAACGCCCTAAAAAAATTACCGTCCGCGTCAGACCGCGCTACTCAATCTTTAACAGACCTTTCGCGGGTAGCGCAGGATGCTCCTTTCGGTTTTTTAGGCATAGCCAACAACTTAAACCCCCTATTTGAAAATTTCGGACGGTTACGTCAAACGACGGGCAGCACCGGGGGCGCCTTAAAGGCATTGGGCAAAGAGTTAACCGGCGTAGGCGGTTTAGGTTTAGCCATAGGGCTAGGATCCGCACTACTTACTGTTTTCGGGGATAAGCTTTTTCAAACAAGCAAAGCGGCGGAAGCTGCGGAAGACGCCACTAAAAAATATAAGGAGCAGGTAAAAGGCATATTTGCAGACGCCGGAAAAGAAGCTACGCAGGTAGTTTCATTAATAGCAGTTTTAAAAAGTGAAACCGAAACCCGCGAAAGGAAATTAGCCGCAATAAAAGAATTGCAGCGGATCCAGCCCGAAGTATTTAAAGGGCTAACCTTAGAGGGTAACGCCGTAACCGGATTGGACGCCGCCTATACGGCTTACCTGGCTAACCTGCGCACCGTAATAGCGGTAAAGATTAAACAGGCGCAGTTAGACACGTTAATAGCTAAGCAGCTGGAACAGCAAGGCGCCACATTAACAGCGTCCGAAAAAAAGTTAAAAGGGTTTAGCGAAGCCTTAAAAACTGCGCAAATTACGCCCGGCGTAGGTAAGGAAGTTAGCCTATTTGGGAAGACTTTAGCCAAAGGGTTAAAGGACGCGCAGACGGAAGCGCAGAAAACGCAAACCGATATTGAAGCGCTGGTTAAAGATATTGGCGAATTATCCGCCGGGGTAGACGTAAAAATAGATGCACCTAAAAAGGATACGGACACCGCTTTTAATAAGATCATTTCGAAAGCTAAAGAAGTAAGCGCATTTTTAAAAGACAGCCTATTTGTAATAAACTACGAATTTTCACCGCTGGACGATAAGGCGACCGCCTTAAAGAAAGCGCAGGATTTTCTAAACCAGGTAGCGGCGGGCGGACTGCAAATAAAAACATTACCCGCGCGGGTACCTATAGAACTATCTGAACCGCCGCCCGCTAAAGTTGAGCAGGCGATAAGCGAAACGGATAAGCTGCTAAAGCGTAGTATTTTACAGCTACCGCCCGCCGAAATTCCCGTAGAATTTACCGCGGAACAAATACAAAACGTAAACTTAGTAAGGGAATTTGAACAGACGTTTAAAGACATAGGCAAAACTTTACCGCCAATAGATTTAACCGTTTCAACAAGCTTGAACCGCGGCCAATTTTTAGACCAGTTACGCGCATTTTTTAGAGTAGGTCAAAATGTTAGTCAGGAAGGTTTGGCGAATTTGGCAAAAAACTTTAAGGCAGGTATAGAACAAATAAATAATTCCCTAACCGGGTTAAAAGTTGAAGGTATTGCTGCTATTGGAAACGCTATAGGGGAAGCAATAAGCGGCGGCAATTTATCCGGCGTTTTTAGCGCCTTCGCGCAATCAGTGGCAGACGCTATACAATCAATAGGTAAACAGTTTATAACATTGGGGGCGGTAGCGGTAGCGGCTAAACAAGCTTTAGCGACGCTATTTGCAAACCCTTTCGCCACAATAGCCGCCGGGGTGGCGCTGGTAGCAGTGGGCGCGGCGTTAAAAAACATAGTAGGTAAAGGCGTTACCGGGTTTGCACAGGGCGGTTTGGTTTTCGGCCCTACCGTGGGTATGGTAGGCGAAGGCGTAGGAACGTCCCGTAGTAACCCGGAAGTAATAGCGCCGCTGGACCAGCTTAAAAGCATGTTAGGGGATTTGAACGGCGGCGGGCAGCAAGTGGTAATTATTAACGGACGGACCCGCGGCAATCAATTTGAATTATTGGCAGATAGAACAAACAGACAAAACAGGCGTTTAGGCGCTGGCTAAAATGATAACTAATTGCACACTATACGAAGGCGCCTTTTTAAATATCGAAACGACGCCCGAACCTGCAAATGAAAGCGTACAGCAATTAATAAAGGTGCGGCTATTTGATACTGAAACGCCGGTAGATACGCCGCCCTATAATTTCCGCTTTATCGTTATCAATAACGGCGACGGTACGCAAACCGTTAAGGTATTTTCGGACGCCTTTACGGATCCTACGGCAGAAATTTATTTTGGCTACGATAACGCGGGCTGGATTGACACGGCGTTAAACCTTAACGGTAAAACGTCTTTTACAATACCGCAAGGGGATTGGGACTATTCAATTTTAGTTGCCAGCGACAGCGGCGCCCCGCGGTACGAATTTGCAGCGGCGGAAACTATAGAACTGGAATTAGCAGAAACGCCGGTAACTATTTCCGTAATTGATAACGCGGAAGATAAGTTTACCCCGGTAAAAAGTAAGCAGGCCGAAATACAGATACATAGCAGCGACGCTATAGGCATAGAAACGTTTGCCGACGGTGGCGACAACCGGTTTTTTGTAATAATAGAAACGCAGGCGGAAGGCGTTATATTCATGGGCTGGCTATCCGTTAGCGACCTACAGGAAGATTTTATGCCGAACCCGAACGTAATAACGCTAACCGCTACGGACGGGCTGGGCTTTTTAGAAGACGAAGATTTACTAAATTTTGAAGGGGAAACCCCGCAGGACAAGCACCAAATTATAGATTTTTTGGCCTGGGCTTTAGCGCCTACGGGGTTAATGCTGGACATAAAAGCCTGCATGAATATACGGGAAACGACCGCCGTACCGCTGGTAAGCGATGCGGACGGCAGCGGACATTTGTATAAATTCATTTACCTGGACGCCAAAACGTTTGAGAAAGAAATAGGAACCTGCGAAGACTGCCTAACGGTATTGGAAAAGATATTAGGGGAAAATTCGTTTTTAACGCAGTACCGCGGTAAATGGATCATTCTACGCCCGGACGAAATGGAAACCGGGCATGAATACTATTTTACCCGGTTTAATTATTTGGCGGCCTGGGTAGAAAACACGAACGAAACCTACTCTAAAAATATAGGCGTAGGGCTACCGCTTTCGTGGGCAAATGATAACGCTTTACTTTCTTTAGATCGTCCCTATAAACAGGTTATAGAACGTTTTAACTTTCGCTATCCGCAGGAATTACTTTGTAATATTGACTACGACCGCGGCGAATTTGTAGAAGATTTACCGGACGAAGTAAACCCGGACGGCGTTACGGAACAGGTTAAAAAATACACGCTTGATTGCTGGTCTGCTTTAAGCCGTACAGTCGACCTGCCCGCCTGGGATAATTTCGGGGACGGCCCGTTACCCGGATCCGATACCTACGTAAAAAAGTTTTACATAGATGGAAACGAAACACACCGCGAACTTGTAATAAAGGCAGCGCCGGGCGCCGGTCCGCCTTTTAGTTATGTACAAAGCAGCCCCGTAGAAGTTAGCGCCGGGGATAAGATAAGCCTGCAGGTATCACTATTTTTCGACAATATAGGCGCCCTGACCGGGTACAATAATAGCCCTGTACTGGTAGGGCTATTTGCTACGGATGGCACTATTTATTGGTGGCAGCAATTTAATGTGCTGATACCTGACCTAATACCTATTTGGAACCTGCTACCCCCGGCAAATACTATATTTCCCTGGTACCTGGGCGCAGCTATTGAAAACCCGCCGTTAGATATGTCATTTACCAGCCCGCCGGTACCTAAACCGGGCAGGGTTTACGTTTTCCTTAGTAACGAACAGGGGGAAGAAGTGCAGGCGCATTTTGGGCAACCGAATTTAGATATTATACCTTTCATAAACGGCGGGTACCAGCGCTATACAGGCCAAACCAACGCGGTAAGCCAAACCAGCCCGAAAATAAAAGCGGTCCGCGAAAAGGAAGTTTACATAACAGACGCCCCGCGGGTAGCTATGAAAGGCGCAATGTTAAAACCTGGCAGCGGTTTAGAAATTTACAGCGGTACAGCGTCTTTTGGCGTCCTGGGTCAATTCGAAATAGACGGTAATTTTGTAGGTTTATTTCCTATAGGTATTTTAATATCGGTAACCGGATCCGGCAGTAATGATATTACGGGGCGGATTATAGACACGAATTACAGCATTATAGGCGACCTTACAACGGTGTACACAGACGCCGACACCGTTATAGAAATAGGGGCGAGCATAACGGTAACAGAAACTACCTACCAGCTGGCAGGCCCGTATTATAACGCGGCGTTACTACCGTCCGGGCCAGGGCCGGCAGATACTATGCCGTTCGGTAAACTGCAATCTTTCGACATTTGGAACCAGTTTAACAGGGTAATGCGGACTTTTGAAGGAACTGTAGACCGAACGGACAGCGCAAGCCAAATGCCGGACCTTTTGCATAAGTACATTATGCAGGACATAGACGCCAATACGACGAACGGCGGCACGCAATACCGAATATTTATGTTATTACATTACGAAATGCAGTTATTTTTGTGTGAATGGGCGGCGTTTTTCCATGAAGTTTTTAACACCGCAGTAGCGAAAAGTTACGAAACCGCAGAATTTAAATACATATCTGATTAATGGCAAACGCAGTTTTAGGTAAAAACGTAAATGTAGAAGCGCTAATAAACGGCGTTTACATTGTAATTGGCTGCGCCGTTAGTTGTTCCTTTGAGTTTGAAAATGAGTTGATAGGCAAAACGGACGTTAACGCCGGGCTGTATAAAAAGAAGAGGGTACGGATCAGCGACAATCGCGGCAGCGTCCAGGGGCTTACGACAATCGAAAATAGTGCCACCAAATTAAGCGTTTTGTATTTCTTGCAGGAAGCTATTGTAAGGGCTGAACAAACTATGCGTTTCGTCTTTACGGACGAAGGCGGACTAACCAAATATATAACCGGCGTTTTCCTTGTCCGGGCGGTAACGCTTTCGGCGGATACGTCCGCATTTTCCGAATTTGATTTACAGTTAGAGGGTACCGGCGGCGTTACGATCGGCACAGTAGACCCGCCAATAGACACGACCTGCCCCGAACTGCAAAGCGATACCTGGGATACGACGCCGGGCACAAACAGTATAACAGGCCCCGGCATAGAAGGCAAGACATTTGAAGGGGACGAAATTTTAGTAGTCTTTCGGGAAGGTACGCAGTTTGATTACACCGCCGGGGCGCCTGGTAACCGGGAATATGGATATAACGGTACAGACATTTTCTTTGATGCCCTGAACCCGTTTAACACAGGCGAACGGGTAAACGTAGTTTGGAAAGCCTTTGAAAGTTAAAATAAATGGCGCTAATAAAGACTAGACAATTTACTGCGGTTAACGGGCTGGACTACGTGCAGCACGCAGAACTGGCTTTTGCAACTATCTACATAGTGGCACGGGAAGGCGTAGAACACGAACCATACACCGCCGGCGGGCCTGTTTATCGTACCTAC